GCGCGGAACAACCTCTGCCTGCTCGCCAAGCTTTGTCTGAAGGTTCAATATACCATCATCGATAAAACATGCAAACTTCCCTCCATGCTCAATTAGCCCCAACTCTCGACACTTCTTGATCGCATAACCCATAACATCGATGTGCATCGCAGTGTTCATCCTACCGTTGAAACCTTCAAGATCATTGCCTTTCAACGTGTATCTACCGCATACTCCATACTTGTCCCAAACCATGTCAACCCCTTGGAACAAGTCCATCAAGTTGTTGATATGATTTTTGCCAAAAGCGTCTGCCCAGAGTTTCAACCCTTTCCTTTTAAAGTCAGGATTCTGCTTAGGACTCCAGCCGGCTATATCAAATGAAATCAACAGTGACTGATACCCAGGTTCTTCCCAGTTGCATATCTCATACAAGCGCTCTGATATCTCCTTCTCATTCTTACCAACGGAGGATCCCGCCTTATGTAGAACATACTCGTGCACATTAGCTTCGAACTCAGAAAGAACTCTGCGGTCAACGTCATTGGCCATGTAGAATGCCCTCACCTTATCCTTCGGTTTCTTCGCCTCTGCTTTGATTGCCACATCAATCTGTCTCCTTCCTGTATAACTCCTGTTTTCGTACTCCGCACGTGCAGCTGCTTGTGTAGGGAATGATGGATCGAAGAGGTACTGTAGAATTTGGTTCTTCCCATAGAACTTCTTTTCGTCGACTTCTTTCTTAGCTGCCGTCTTTTTGTCCTTCACCAATTCATGCTCACAGCCATCATATGACTTCCACTGGAACACAGATCGAATGTCGATTAAGTCAACGTTGTCCAGTGTTATGGCGTCAGACTTGACATTTGGGTAACTCAGCAACTCGGTAGGCGCATTCTCTGCGTCGTACAGCGCACCTGGAAAACGGTTATGCCGTGCCTGGAATGTCATTATCATATTCCGCTTCTGGTATCTGTCAAACTCCGCTTCTGAAATCACTAGATCCTCACCCCATGTTAGGCCAACTACACGGTTCAAGTCCATATCATTCACGTTGTCGTTCTTATCCGCAAAATTGTCTATGATACCATACACGTCATGATCAGATGTTGGAAGAAGGCGGTAGATCTTGAAAATCTCGAGATTCTCCTTGACACCTAAATCCCTGCTAACTACATCATTCATAAGAGCTTTGATGTCAATTATACTGTCAAGGTCCTCTGCCTTAATCTTATCCTCCTGATCATTGACTGAACGATCGCTTAGGTCACTGGCTAACGTGGACAGGTACAAGAACTGGCAGACATCCATTGCGCGACAGAGATAATTGCACTCATCCCACGACAAAACGTACATTGCATCTGTAAGTCGCTGCATAACGGCCAAAAAAGTGCTGGACATCTCCATATTCAGCAGTGAATTCCCAACCTCATAATTCGCAAAATAGTAGGAGCTCTTAGCTGCAGCCGTCAGCATATTAATCAGACGTATGTGATCCTTGTAGTATAAAACCGCGGTTTTCTTAGCATGAACGTCATGGAACATATATCCGCCATTGAACTTGATGATTTCTAACCTACCAAAGCGCCCTCCCGGTTTAACAAACGGATAGGTCTCGCCCTTTATTTTCGAAACACGCAGATGACGCTTGTATGACGCAGTCCTATCTAGTACCCACAGGTGATTCACCGCTATCGCTGCTTGGTCGAGTCTCATCCAGTCCGCTTCAAAATTAGCTTTGATACTCCGACCTGCTTCTTGCCAGTGGATGTGATTGTTCCGGGACGCGAAGGGTGCAAGTCTCCAGGCTTGATCGATGAATTCACTGAGCTCTTCCCTAGGGTACTCATCCTTGAAGGTCCAGTTCTTGCGCCAGATTGAAGCGAATGCCCAGTAAACTGCTTTGATCCCGGCATAATCCGGTTTAAGTTGCTTGACGGCCGTAGCGAATGCATAGTCTGGTTTCGTCGACCTGAGGGTCCTGTGCTTGTTCCTGAACCTCCTCCATTGTTTTTCGTTGGTGGCAAATAAGGTTCCCAGATGTTGCTTGGACATGGCGGGATCTGTTCTAGTTGACTTGGTCGTTGTGAAGTCTGCATGCCCAAGAAGGTACGTAGGAAATTCGTTAGTCTCATGAGCTGGTAAGTTACGTATCGCACGGCGGATTGGATCGACATTATAACACGGATTGTCCCACACTGACATTGACTCGGTTGCTATTGTATTGAGGACTTTGGAAGCCGGCAGTAACAGACGTCAGACAAATGTGGGCACTTAACATTTCTAGGAACATATTACATGGGGGTGTGCAAAACAAGATGCGACTTATGCCAAAACAGATTTAGCGATT